TTAAAGGTGATGAATCTGCTAAAAAAATGTTAAGAATATTTAAAAGATTGGAAAAACAAAAATTAAAGGATTTGATAGGAGAAGGTAAGAGACTTGGTCAAGATGCTTACAAACTTTTAAAACCCTTAGCAAAAACTGCACGAGCAGGTTTTACAACAGTATTACCAGTAGATCTATCTAAGGATGCCAGTGATATGCCAGCTTTATATGGAACAGGTGCACAAGGAGATCCGTACGCTACTAAAATTGACTATAATAAAGTATACCAAAGAGGTGGTATATATATTAAACCAGAAAATAGAGGCAAGTTTACTGCTTGGGCAAAGAAAAGAAACTTAACAGTTAAGCAAGCCGCTAATAAAGTAATGTCTAACAAAGAAGAATATCCAACATCCGTAGTTAAAATGGCAAACTTCGCTAAGAATTTTGCAAAACGAATGGGGGGAGTTCGATCTGAATATAGTAGCTTAAGTGATATATAGTAAAGACATATCTAAAATATGCGTGTGTACCAAGACATGTATATTTAACTATTTTTGTAAAAACTAATTATATAGATTATGAACCCAGAAGAAGAAAACATTGGATTAGATGACATCTCGTTTGACGATGTTATTAGTGGTGGATCTGAAAGCACAGAAGTTGCAGAAGACTTAGCAATAGATTCACCAGAAGCAGCTGACGAAGAGTTAGAGGCGGATGCAGAAGAAGTAAAAGAATCTGAAGAAGAGGAAGAAGAAATCCTTGACGAAGAGGAAGAAGAAGAAGATGATGAGGATGAAGAGGACGACGAAAGAGATCCTGTAGAATCTACAGTAGTCGCAGAGATCTTAGAGAAGTTGGGATATGAAACTGAAAAAGAGTACGACGATACTCCAGAAGGTTTACTAGCAATGACTCAAGACGTAGGGAAGCAGATGGCAGAAGATCAATTAGATGAACTGTTCCAAAACTTTCCATTGATAAAAGATCATTTAGAGTATGTTCTAAACGGGGGAGACTCCCAAGAATTTATGAAAGCGTATGATCCTCAATTAGATTACAACCAGTTAGAACTGGGAGAAGACGATACAAGAAGTCAAAAGGGAATTTTAGCAGATTATTTTGCAACAAAAGGACACGACAAAGACTTTATTGATGAGTTATTGACAGATTATGAAGACACTGGTAAGTTATACCAGAAAGCTGAAGCAGCTAGAAGAGCATTAGGCAAAATGCAAGAAACTTCTAGACAACAATTAGTTGAATCTCAAAAACAAGAGAGACAACAAAGAGAAGCTCAGCAGCAAGAGTTTTGGAATAATGTGTATGAGACCATTGAAAACAGCAATGAATTCGCAGGTATCACAGTTCCAAATAGAGAGAAGTCAAAGTTTTTTGACTATATCTCAACACCTGTGACTAAAGATGGTCGCACACAGAGAGATCTAGATCACTCGCAAGCAGAGATAGAAACTAAACTTGCAATTGATTACATGATGTACAAAGGTTTTGATTTATCAAAATTGATAGAGAAGAAAGCTAAAACACAAAGTGTTAAATCATTGAAAGAGAGAATTTCTAGAAATGAAGAAAAAGTTAAAAGCGCACAAGGACGTCAAAGACGTAAGAGTAAGCAAGTAGACTTAGATGATTTAGATCTTAATTTTTAACAAATGGCAATTTTAAAATGCAACTTAACTTTATAAAAATTAGATAATTATGCCACAATTAAATGGAACGAACATTAGCGTTCAAAAGACGTTTTATAATGATTCGCAGATGACAGACATGAACAGTCTGGCAAATGCATTGTTGTCTAAGCCAACTGAACTTTCTCCGATTATCACGCATCTAGCGGGTAAAGATGATAAAAGATTCCCACTATCTTTCTTAACAGAAGGAGCTGGTAATGTTCAATCAATCGACCGTTTAGAGTATGAATATCGTGTGGCTACCCACAAATTGAGAACACGTCCAGTGGCTGTGACAAATGCAGGAGCAAATTTAGGACAGGGAGGATCAACTTTCACGTTAGTATTCCCTGACAAACGATTTATATTTCCTTATGTATTAGTAAACTCAAAAGGTGAGCTAGCACGTATCATGCAAGAGCCTAAGCCTTATGTAGGCGGTTCTGGTTGGGAGTATACATTACAATTAGTAAACCCAGCAGCAGCTACAGTATTAACTTCAGGTTTTACTGCAGGTGATCTTTGGGCTCAATTGTATGCACCAGTAGGTGTTGACTTCTCAAGAGGTAACGCTTCTAACTGGCAAGCTCCAGGAAAAGTTCGTAACAAAATCACAACAGTACGTAAATCTTACCACATGTCAGGACATGCAAAAGATTTCGTTGCAGAATTCTCTTTACCTACTAAAGGTGGTGGTTCTACAAAACTTTGGATGGATTACGAAGAGTACCAACACATGCTTGACTTCAAAGAAGAGTGTGAAATGTACTACTGGTACGGACAAAAAACTTATGATGCAAACGGTAACACGTTTATGAAAGATGAGAATGGACAGCCTGTTATTGTAGGTCCTGGTTTATTCGAGCAAATCGTAAACACTGATACTTACTCAACTATGACTGAGTCTAAGTTGAAAAACATCATTGGTGATTTATTCTACCAAATGACAGACGCTAACCAGAAGCAAATTACTTTGTATACTGGTACTGGTGGCGCAAGAGAGTTTGATGAAGCTCTTAAATCACACTTTGCAGGTAACTCCTTCAAAGTAGGTGGTGAGAACAGATTCATCACAGGTAGCGGACGTAACTTAGGATTGACTGGTTACTTCACTACATACGAGCACGTAGATGGTCATGTAATCAATGTGGTAAAATTACCATTATTTGATCACGGTCCAGTTGCACAAGCTCGTGGAAAGCACCCTGTTACTGGTTACTCGTTAGAGTCTTACCGTATGGTATTTGTTGACCAGTCTAACTATGACGGACAAGCTAATCTTACTATGATCTCTAAGAAAGGTCGTGAGATGATGCGTTGGTGTGTTGCTGGCTCTGTAGTTCCTAGAGGTTTCTCTGGCTCAGATGCAAGAGCATCAGACGTTGACGGTGCGAGCGTACACATGTTGAAAACAGCGGGTATCTGCTTACGTAGATTTGATACTTCGTTGGATATTCAGTGTATCGCTTCTTAAATTTGGCGTGCATTCGCAAGTCTATATATTGGTTTTTGGTTAAGGTCGTGGGGGGTAACACCCCCACATCCTTACTTTAAAAATATTGGAGAGTTATACTTTACATCCACTAATTAACACTTTAAAAGTACTGTATTATGAGTAAAAAAGTTTATTTAAGGGCTAAGCCGATTAATAATCACTTACCTAAAGAAATTAACGCCAGCGCTGTTAGGAAACTAAGTAGCGTATATGTCAACAGACAACCACTTAAACCTTTTAATTCGGAAGATGAAAAAAGATATTTGGACGGAATGTTAGACGTAGATCCCGCTCACATGGAGTGGCCAAAGCACACCAAAAAATTCTGGGCAGAATTTACTGTCGCAGTAGGCTTTGAAGGTGTAGAACTAGAAGTAGGAAAGACAGAAGATGGACATCCTATTGACATTACTGATTATCTAAAATATCATTTTGCATTGAAACATCCACATGTAGCATTATCAGAAGAAGAAATGATTGGGGACTCTCAAAAACGTTTCTATATTCACGACATTGCTAAAAAGGATATGCTACGTAACAATGATATTCAAATCAAAAAAGATGCAGATAAAGCATTTATCAAAGTATCTAATGATGAGAAGCAGATGAGAAGAGTGTTCAGACTATTAGGTAGTATTAATCCTGATACATTGACAAGAGAGCAAGTTGAAAACATGCTTTATGATATGAAGGAAAAATCACCTAAGAAGTTTATCAAAGTATGTGAAGATAAGCACTTAGAATTAAAAGCAGAAATTGAAACAATGGTTACTGCAGGCGTTCTAAGAAAGATAGGTAACCAAGTTATCTTTATCGACGAAGTACTAGGAGAAACTATGGATGACACAGTTATACACTTGAATGACAAAAAGAACTCAGGTAAATTAACAATTTTAAGAGCAAAACTTAAACAACTAGCATCTTAATGAATGTAACTGAAATGCATATAGCTGTACAGCAAGGAGTGGATAAGATTAATTCACTCCAAGCTGACAGTTTGCTATCACAAGAGATAGACATTGAATTAAACAAAAACATGTTTAGATTCATCAATACTAAGTATGGTAGAAATAATATCTACAGAAAAGGTTTTGAAGAATCACAAAAAAGAATAGATGACTTGCGTACACTTGTGCGTGAGTATGAAGCTCCAGTATCTTTTAAGGAGCAACTAAAGAAAAAGATATTTGTTGACACTTTCCAACTACCAGGAGATTATATGTATTTGGTAAATCAGCAATCAAAACTGTGGATAAACAATTGTAGAGCTATAGACTATTCATTAGTTAACGCTCCTTCTCAATACTATTTTGTATTAAGCTTGAACAATTTTATTACAGATAATGCTACAGGTGATTCTACAGCATTTGTAAATGGGGTTAATATGGTAGCAGATATTACAGGAACTGATCCTACATCTGCTGTGATATGGTCTCCTTCTGCACAATTAGTAGCAGGAGGATGGACTCCAGAAAGTTATCCTGAAAATATAGAAACAGTTAAACAAGATATTTTAGATAATCCTGGAATAGGATTTAATATATACTGGGAAGAGTATGAAACTCTAAATTACCCAGGAAGTTTTGTAATAGTAGTAGAGGTAGAATCACATCCTTGGATAAACTATGATGCATCATTAGGAAATAGAACATTTGCTGTTGGTGTACCAGCTGCAGGACAAACAGCTCCTGCTCCACAAGGTTTACAGTTTATGGATACTACATATGCAGAAAGAAGAGAGCCAGTTGCCTTTTCAGATAGTATAACTGAAGGTAATAGATTCTCACAACAAGACGACATATTTACGCTTTTAAGTGACCCGTTTAATACTACAAAACATACTTCTCCTCTAACAACGATGAGAGGTAACTCTATAGACATATACACTAGTGATATATTTATAATAGACACTGTAAAAATAACGTACATCAGAAAGCCAAGCGAAATATCCTTATCTTTGGGGATTGACTGCGAGCTGCCAGAGCACACTCATCAAGAAATTGTGGCTATGACAGTAAGCAGTATTTTAGAAGCTATCTCTGATCCGAGGTATTCAACCTCACTAGGAGAAGTAACAAAGAATGAATAATTATTAATAGCGGTATAAAAATAATAAACCGCATAAAATTTTACAAAAATGGCAAGACATTTGTTAATTGGAGACGGTACAGCAGTAGCTTACACTAACGGTCTCTTAGCTGACGGAGCTGTTGATATTCAAAAGCTATCTTCTGATGGACCTAGTTCATTAGTTGCTGGTGATACTATCGCTGACTCTGATCAAATTAGAATTGTACAAGGTGGTCCTTCAGGAATTGATGTAAATATTGTATCTCCTTGGATTTACGGTAGAGACATCGTTGCATGGGGTGGACAATCAGGTGTTGCACAAACTGCTGAAGTAATGAGAATTACTTTATCTACTAATGCAAGCGCTGCAGGTACACATTCTTTCAAAATTATTAATCTTACTAATGGTGCTGAGCCATTTGAAATCAAGAATTACGAGTATACTGTAGCAAGTGGTGCTACTCCAGCAGCTCAATGTGCTTCACTTAAAGCAGTTATTGATGCAGATTTACCTTACTGGGTAAACGGAGCGGTTACTGATAACGCTGACGGTACTTTAGATATTACAGGATTCAAAAAAGGCGAAGTAAGAGTTGATGGTCAAACTCAAGAAGAGTTAGTACACATGGACGCAGCTTTTGATAACGCAGAAGGTGGAGCAACTACTATGGCTGTTACATACCAAACTGCAGGATCAAGAGGATTTGGTGATGGTTTCTACGT